ACAGGAAACGCACCGCCAACGGTGGCCGTGGCGTTGATGTTAAACGAGGCTTGGGAAGCCGAGTTGGTCGCAACCGATGGGTTGGCCGTAGTGGCTGTGGCAAACGTGCATGCAGGGCGCGTGGCATTGCTGTACGGCACCACCTCAGTCCAGCCCGCATGAGACGCCATGGTGTCGCCAGCAGCAGGGTTGTTGGACGCACCAGCGCCATACAGACCAATGTACCAAGTGGTGATCTGGGTCACGCTGGTTAGAGCCGTACCGCACATGTACTGCAGGCCACCGTTGACCACCAAGTTGTGATTCTCGGCTTCCCACTTCAAATTGCCGTCTTTGTCAAGGCACTGGACGGTGAAGTAGCCCAGCGCGGTCATCTTCTCTGCAGGTTTTGCGCCAGCAATCAAACCGCTGGACACGGTGTCGGTGGATTTAGTTTTTTCAATGGACATAGCGGCCTCTCAGTTTGAAGAGCGAATCAGCGCCGATGTGGCGGTGTTCGCTGGCATGGTGATGGTAAAGCTAGCCGAGGTCTTGTCGGACCCAAAATCCAGAACGGCAACGGACTTGTTGGCTTTGCTTGAGTTGTAGATCAGGGCGCATCGCGCCGTCACTGCCGCGCCAAACGACACGTTGTTGAAGTTGATGTACGCCGTGTACCCGTCAGAGTTGATGGTTATGCCAGTCAGCGCAACACCCCCAGGCGGATAGCCGCCGCCAGCCACCTCGTTGGCCATGCCATACACCGTAGTGGTTTCGTTGAGGTTTGCGTTTCCCGTGTACAGCGCAATTTTGAACGTGTCCATGGTGAAGTCGTGGACAGCCTGGTACAGCTCCCGCTTGAAACTGGTGGTTTGCGTTTGGACAATGCTCATACGACTGCGTTCCTGACTTGACCATCTCGGTAAGCATCCATGCGCTGTTTGCCATCACCCAGGTTTTTCAACAAGATCATGGCCTTGCCCAACTCGCCCTGATAAAGCTGGATCATGTCTGGCTCGCCCTTCATGTAACGAATGGCCTCCACCATGGTGGCATTGAACAGCGCCGAATCAAAGTTGTCGCCCAGCCAAGTTTGGCCAGCAGTCTCAATCGACTCGGGGTAATAGTAAAAATGCAACTCAACCGTGTAGTTTGAATCTGGAGTTGGGCCAAGAATGAACGACAGCTCTTTGGTATCCGAGCTTTGCGGGCCAAAGATGGCATAGTGCTGCGGAGTGCCAATGTCGTTTGAATTCGGGTAGGCATCACGAATGAAGTTCACATCCTTGTTGAGCAAGTACGTGTAATTGCCATCCTGGTCAATGACCGCCAACGAATAGGCTGACAAAAAATCATTAGGGCAAGACAAATATTTGTTGCCGGTCGCCAAGGAACCCGTCATATTTTTACGCAAACTGGCCAACTGAACAGAGTTGTAAATGTTCTGTTCGGCCAATTTGATCATGGTGTTCATGTCCACCGTGGGAAACGTGTTCTCACAGTAATCCTGAACAGCGGTGACAAGTTCGTTGTACGTCATGGGTTACCTCAAGCCATTGGGCCGCGAGACATGGTGCCCTTGGTGGCCGCGCCAGCACCGCGCATTTTAATGCCGGAGGTTTTGGGTTCGCCAGCTTTTCCGTAGCTTACGCCAGTAGGAACTGGATCTGACAAACCAACATCCTTGGCTGCTTTTTCATTGGCCATGGTTTTCTTCACCGGCTGACCCGTGATTGCCTTGCCGGACATTGTGTGGGGCTTGGCGTAAGCACTGGCATCGCCAATTTCTTTGCCGCCCATTTTTCTGCTGAAATTTGGCATGATCAGCCTCCTGTTTGGTTCTTGGCGCGCGCCATGTTGCGGCCTACTTTCATCATGGCCTCACTGGTGACGCCGCCCTTTTTGCCGCCGCCTTTGCCGCCACTTGGATTGGATGCGGTGGGGCCGCTATTGGGAAAAACTTTGACATCTGTTTTGCCTTTTTTGGCAACGCCATCTGCTGCTTTTGTGTATGCCATGATGAACTCCTTCAAATAACCGTAACTGTACCAACATACGTCGTTGACACCAAATAATTTGGGGTCAGCGCCGCATCAAATTGCTGAGAGCCGCCAATCGGGTTCCAGCCCCACTGCGTATCTCTTGACCCCCCCGAGGGGAACCCAAGAACGTTGATGCCAGCCGTAACGTATGAAACATCTGGCCGGGGCTCGCGCACCGCCTGGGGGTCTTGCACCGGGTACAGGCCAAGAGACAGCTGCGGTTGATCAGGGTCCCAGCATGATGGGCATACCTTGATTTGATACAGCTTGGTCTTGATGATCTCTTTTTTGAGTTCACTGAGCTTGTACCTTTGGCCGCAGCGATCACACTCCGCAATCGCGTATTTGCCTGATGCGTATTGAGTGGCCATGGTCAGTAGAACATCTGCCGTGGTGCCAGGCGCAGCGAGGCCTTCTCTCGATCTTCAGACGATGCCCAGTCCCACTGCTCTTCATAGGCCTGCTTGAGCATGCCCACACGCTGAGTGGCCTCCGGAATCTTCATTGACAGGTGGTAAGACAGCCCAGCTACCAGGGCCGGGATCAATCGAAACGGCATGTCCTGCGTTTGAACACCACTGCCAGCGTCTTGAATCCTGCGCATGCGCCAGTACACGAACGTGTACCCACCGCCAGCATTTGGCGTGGGCCACACATTGATGTTGGGTGTGTATGTTACATACACCTGGTCCGCAACAGAGTGAGCAGCGGCAGCCGTGTTGGCCTGGCCACGCACGCAGTTTTGCAAGACGTTGCCAGACACATTGGTATAGTTGATGATTTCGTTGCCAATCTTGATGTACCCGGCTGAAGCCAGATCAAAGGTGCTCACCACGGTGATGGTAGTGTCGGTACTCAGCACATTAGCAGCCAAAGCTGTTGTTGGCAGCTTGTTGGTGTTTCCGCTTTGCCTGTTGACCCAGACCTGGATCGGGCGACCTTGAGCGTATTTGTTCGGAATTTGCGAGTAGGTTGTCTCGGAAATTCTGGTGATGTTGATATCAATCTGGTTTTGACCGGTGCCCTGCCGCACAACATGATCCAGCAGGTCAATGGTGTCCAGTGGCAGAGAATAGGTGAGCTGGCCTGTGTTCAAGGGAATCTCGCCCTGCTCAATCGTCCACAGGTTGATGCCCCTATTTGCCCACTCGATGGTGAGCAAGTTCAGGCTGCGACGAGCTGTGCGCAACTGGTAGCCGGTGCGCATCTCAACACCGCAGCGCTCGTACGCCTCTTCGGCAATTTCCGAAAACTGCAGATCGAACGATGTGGTGCTGGATGTGCTCATTGCTTCTCAGCCTTGGTTTTTTTGGTCGAGACTGAAACTTGTTTCACTTCTTCGGCTGCTGGTTCCGCAGCTTTGGCGGTCAATTGCTCAGAAACTTTGGCGGCCAAGCCAGCCAATGTGGGGTCCACATAGCCGTGAAACGCCTTCTGCTGTTCAATGGAGATGGTCAGGGAAGACAAAATGATTTGGGCCTCTTCGGCCGTAACGATCAGTGCGGACATGGTGTGATCCTATTTTTTGACTTTTGCAGTCTTGGCTGAGTTCTTGAACGCCTGCGCTGTTGGTGCGCCCTTTGCCCCTGGCTTGCGCATACGCTCATTAGAGCCCTGGGCAATCCGCTTGCGCTTTGCATTGATGTTGGCGTAAAGACCAACAGGACCACCCTCGGCGTACTGCGTGAAGTCGGTGTCATCCCGTCGGGCTTTCTTTTTCCCGGTGGGCATCTTGCTGTTGGAGATGGCCCCCATGCCACGGCTGGTCATCATGTCAGCACATCTTTCCACGGGTCTTGCCGCGAGAAGCAACGCCATCGGCGCGGCTGGATGCCGAAGAAACCTTGCCGCCTTTTTTCATACCAGTTTGGTTGCCCATTTGGTCAACTGTCGGCTCGGGTGCTGGGCGTTGATTTTGCTTAATGACGCGAGAAAGCCTTTCCATGCCGGGCATTTCATCTGCGCGTGGCCCAATTCGCTTGGACTGCTCATAAGCGCGATCAGTTGCTGCTTGCATTTTTTTGTCAGCAACCATTTGGCGGGCTTCTTTTTCTGCTGGACTCATGATTCACCTCATTTACGTTTGGCCATGCCGCCGCCACACATTGTGACCATTGTTCCTTTGGTCTTGCCCTTGGATGCAACACCATCAGCGCGAGAAGATGCGGAGCCTCCCTTGAAGAGTTTTAGCGTTGTGCCCTTGCCACCCTTGTGCTCTTGCATATCGTGCTGTTTAAATGCTTTTTTGATCATGGCTTTGTCCTGCGCCTTGTCCATTGCCATGTCTTCTTTCATGTCGCTTTTGGCCATAGAACCACCTTTGGAGAATTTGCGGCCCTTGTCCGCCGTTAAAAAATCTTGGCCCACCGATTGTGGCACGCCAGCCTTCTTTGCAAAAGCCGGGTTGTGCGCCACAGCTTCCATAAAATTGTGCTGTTTAGAAGATTTAGAAGGCACTTGTGTTCCTGTTCTTATTGGCATACACTAGCGGCATGCAAAAACTTATTTCCAAACCATGCCCATACTGCGGCACACCAATTGTAGGCAGGAAGCGTGCGGACCGCAATGCTTACCATTATGCCCCGCGCTGTCCAGACTGCGCGTACAAAGCACTTACACCAGAAGTCAAAGCTGTTCGCCAGCGCGTGCTTTCGCAAGTTCGCATTGTTCTTCCCGTAGGAAGCAAACGATTCCACAAAGCCAGAGACGGTCTTGTATATGTGCGCATAAAAATCGCGGAGCCAAACAAGTGGGAGTACGAACATCGGGTTCTTACAAACGCGCCAAAGCACATGCAGGTACACCACAAAAACGGCAACACTCAAGACAACCGCTTGGAGAATCTTGTGCTGCTGAACCCGCAACAGCACAAAGATGCGCACGCTATTACGCAGTGGGCCAAACGGTACGCTTGCTGTCAAACATGCGGCACCACACAAAAGAAACACCTGTCTCATGGGCTTTGCACTACGTGCTACCAACGAAAAAGACAGGAACTACTCGGCATGGCTATTTATCCTTAAATTGTCCAGCTTGCGCTCAATGCGATCGAACCGGTCAAGCAGCTGCTGCATGTCCGCCCGAAACTCGGCGCGTGTCAGATGGTCCCGAGCGACTTCCTCCCGTGTCCGGTTGAGCAAAATACTCAGGCGGTCGAGTTCGTCAAACTTGCCCTTGAGCAGGAAGCCCATGACTGCAACGATTGCGCTGAGCGCGGCATTCCACAACATCATTTCCATTTCAGCACTTCCATCGCGCCAGTGACGCAGCTTTACGAGTGGGCTTGCCATTCTCGTCTTTCATCGGGCCGGGCATACCGCTCATGCGTGCGCAGAACGAGTCTTTGCGGGGGCCACCTTGGGGCTGCGGCGCTTTGAGCTTGCTGCCGGTTGCTGCGTTGTACTTGGCACGCCCTTTGGCGGTCAGGCCAGCACCTTTTTCAACCGACAACTTTTCGCCACGACCAACCGCAAGGGATGGGCCTTTTTTCTTGGGAGTTGGGTTTTTAGCCATAGAACACCGTCACACCAGTTACAGAGCCCGAGCCGAATCCCAAATACAACGTGTTGTTGAACTTGATCCCCTCACCGGGAATGTAAAACGTGTACGTGTTTGGGTTTGAGTTGGTTGCAATGTCCACTTCCAGAAAAATAGAACCAGATGCGCCACCGTCTCTAAATTGAACAACTGCGGCAGTGCTGACGGCGGGGCAAATGATCAAGCCCTTTAAGCGTGTCGGCCCGTTAAACAGGGTGCCCGCAGCGCTCAAGTGGTTGGATTTAACGTCTGTCTGCATCATACTCAATCTCCTGTTAAGCGGGGGCCGAAGCCCCCGCCCTTACCGACTGTATCAATCGAAGTTACCGTACGGGTAGGCCGTTGCAGTGCCGATGTTGCCGTCAGGCTGCACATAGCGCAAAGCCAAGTAGATTTGGCCCGCGCTCAGTGTGGTCATGGTGGTGCCAGCAATAGACAGCGTAAACACAATCTGCGACACGTTGGCTTGGCCGTTGGGCTGAACAATGTCAGTGGACGTGCTGTTCGAGTTGGTGACGCCAGATGCACTGTATGCAAACGTCTGCCGACCTGTGGCGGAGATGCTGGAAACAGAGCCGTAAGTGGGTGTACCGGCTTCAACTGTGTAGTTGTTGGACACGTACATCTTGATGGTCGAAATTGTGCCAGAAGTTACAGTGGGCACCACAGCCACGTCAATAAGTGCCGTGTCAATGTCACAGCCTGCGGGGACATAGCAGACCCAGCCGCGATAAATCTGACTGGCGGTGTCGGTGGGGATTGCCTGCGTCGTCAGCGTGGTGGAGCTTGAGTTCGGCACGTAGACCGTGGCAGGCATATTGGGGATGCCATTGCTGTCTGCAAACACGCCGGAACCGCCAGAATAACCAGCCGTGTTGGGTGTGGTATTCAAAAGGTTCAGGTAAACGTTCTGCGTCAAAGTGACGGAACCTACGTTGCGAAATTGACCAAAACGAACATCGCCAGAAAGAACTGGGCCTTCAAAAGTTGAGCGTGCCATGACAAAAAGTCCTTATGCAAAAGTACCTTACCAATCGTTGCATCGTCTGCTGGGGCAGTGGCGGTAAGGCAAATCACCCAGATAAAAGCAATATATCCTATTTGCCAAAGTGAAACAAGTTTCACCAAACAAAAAGAGAGCCGAAGCCCCCTCTTTGTGACACATGTTCCAGGACTCAATAAGAGCCGGAAGATCCAAACATGCCCAATGGATCAGACCAGCCGAACGAATAACGCTCGCGGGACTTGTAGCGCACGTTGCCGGTGTCAAAATCCCCGTCCATGCCGTTGGTCAACTTGGTACGCACAAAGTGCTTCAGGCCGTTCGGCACGTCAGTGGTCAAAAACCAGGCGTTCGTGTCGGTCAAGAAGTGGTTTTGCGAGTAACCCTCGGGGATCGAACCGTTG